ACAAGAAATTCTTCATCACAGAGTATAGAGTGCCATGCTGATGCACGTTCTTCGCCTAACACTTTCGACATAAAGGCTTTCTGTATCGCTACAGGAAACCGATCTGTCGCACCTGTTAGGTCGAAGGAAAAGTATGGTCCAACTTTAGGTAGAATCTCTAGGAACGATCCCTGATTGAAAGTCGCATCAGTCTTAAGGGCCCGTAATTGGTCGAAAGACCAATTATGGATACTCTTAAGAACTGTCTGCGACCACCAATCGAGGATCGCTATGACCCTAGCCTTTCCTTCTGGAGCTTTGACGAATGTAATTCGTCTCAGCGAGTCATTTCTATATTTACCCTGGATTTCTCCTTGGTAAATGTAGTCTTGACTCTTCAGAAGGTAATCTCTAGATTCATAACAGTTATCTAACCAAATACCAAATTTTGGTCCTCCTAATAGCTTTAAATTCTTGCGAAGTTTATCGCTCATTAGGAAGAGCTCATTTGGTATTGTCCAGACAGCTGGTCCTAGAGGTCCTGCCTTTGTTGAACTATGCGGTTCATTCCAAAAAGACTTTGGAGGCACAAAGAAGAATCTTTTATAGTTATCCATAACCCAAGAGCATGCCGCTTTTAAAGCGTCACCACTCCCGGTATATGGAGCTATAATCGGTTCTATCTTTGGTGCCTTCACATCATCTATAAGATAGCTTATTTGCAGTAATGTAAGTAAGCATCTTATAGTATGATGGTCTTTAAGTTTGACTGCGTTCTTAACATTGATCGTAAAGATCGATGGAAGACCGCTTTTATCAACCTTAAAGAAAGGTCCTTCAGGAATAACGTCATCTGCGAGTGATTTATATAAAATAAGTCTGATGTGTTTAATCAGTCTTATTGTATCTAAACCACCTCGATTTCGATGCTGGTGTGAAATAAAATCTAAAATTACAATGTAATCATTTATGGTTACATTGAGATTCGGTTTATGGTCTTCTTTGTAGTAGTTATAAAAGATCTTAAAAGATCTTTTATAACGTACATAGAGACCCTCTATGCTGGGTTTAATAATTTTTACTTTTGTTTCCATCAGCTTCTTTATTATTGCTCTCGCTATATTGCTATAGGTGCCGCCCAACTAAGCGGGGAGTAAGACAACTGCTTGCGCAGTTTGGGCTAACTGTAAA